TGTTGCAACCAAGCAAAGGGCGCAAAGATCGGATACGTCCACATGACGTCGGTCTCGAGCGCGTCAGGTGAGTGGTAGGCTCAGACGGTGGGCAGGGATCCCTCCGGGCCGCCCGGCGCCTAAAACACCCGCGCCAGCGCCGACACTCTCGAAGTCGAAACCGCAATAAGTGAATAATTAATGATGGAGGTTTTAAATGCCAAAGTATAAACAGCCTGAAGCCGCCATCCCAGAATCCATAGAACAGGCATGGAGAAAGAATGGCGAGATTGGCGTATGTAAAGCGTCAATTATTAAATACGCAAAAGTTCTAGATATGACGGATAGCGGGCGCGATATTAAGCCACTTGTTTCCGGAATGTTTGAAATGATTGACCGTCTTAAATCCCTCGAAGCGAAGCAGACCACGAACAACACTACGCCTTTGCTTCGGATTTTAGACAAGGCGGCAAATGAATAAAGGATGTCAAGAGCCTACGATTCACGTTGTAGAACCATACACGCGAACGCAGGGACATCTTGCAACGGAACTTTCCGCGAATTATGGGCTTGCTCCGCACCGATGGCAAGCTGATATTCTAGACGATTGGCTAGCAATCGACCAAGACGGAAAGCTGATACATAGCTATTGTGTTTTGGAGGTTCCAAGGCAGAACGGAAAAACTGGCGTGAGTGACCCACGCGAAACTTGGGGATTGGTTTATCGTGCGGAACAAATATTGCATACTGCACAGGAATTTCAAACTGCCAAAAAAGCATTCGATAGATTGCGAAAAAAATTCGGTGATAGAAAAAATGACCCATTTGCGGAGTATCCCGAACTAAATGCACTTGTTGACCATTATACGGTCAGCGCGGGGCAGATGGTTTTGGACTTGACTAATGGCGGGCATATAGAATTTAGAACGCGCGGCTCCAATTCAGACATGGGGCGCGGCGGCACATTTGATTTAGTTGTCATTGACGAAGCGCAGGCGTACACAGAAGAGCAGGACGCTTCATTGTCTCCGCTTAACTCCGCCGCTCCGTCAGGCTCGCCGCAAACAATTTTAATGGGCACACCACCATTGCCAACAAGCGGTAAAGGCCTTGTGTTTGTAAGGGCAATCGAGAGCATACGGACGGGCAATATTAAAGGTGCATGTTTGCATGAATGGTCTACGGACACCTTGAAAGAAGCTGATAATCCTGAGACATGGTATCGTAATAATCCGTCTCTTGGTTATCAGCTGTTATTTTCGGCAATAGAAAAAGATTTTGCGAGTATGTCAATAGATACGTTCGCACGTGAACATCTTGGATTTATGCCGAAAAAATCCGAGTTAGGCAATTATGCGATCCCCGCAGAGGTTTGGGACGCCTGCGCCTCAGACGCACCCAAGCCAAACGGCAAGACAGCATATGGCGTCAAATTTACTGCAGACGGCTCGGAGGTCTGTTTATGCGGCGCTGTAGTTGCTCCGAATGGTTATGCCCGTATCGAGCTGATTGATCGCAGGCCGACAGGGCTTGGAGTTGACTGGCTCGCTGACTGGCTCAACGTGCGGAAAGACAAAGCGAGTTGTGTGGTTGTTGACGGAAAAAACGGCGTCGATGTACTGGTTGAAAAGATCAGCGGAACATGGCGCGCGAAGGGATCCGTTGTGCGGCCTTCCGCAAAACAGGTGATAGCAGCGGTTTCGATGCTGACGGACTCGCTCAATACGCGCACAACGTCATGGTACGCACCGCAGAAGGATTTGCGCGAGAGTGCTGTTACTTCCGTCAAGCGTCCAATCAGTGGTGGTTGGGGATTCGGCGGAGACAACTCGGCACCAATAGAGGCGTGCGCATTAGCATTATGGGGCGCAAGGACAGCAAAGCGCGACCCTAACAAGAAAATGAGGATTGGTTGACATGGTTTTATTTATGGATGTTGGGCAGGTCATCGGACTGCCCCTGGCGGAACGACAAATGCTCCAAAATCTCATAGAGATCTACATGAGCCATAACGCGAAGAACTGGGAGAAGGAACGATATTATGAGGGCAACGTTCCGCTCTCTGAGGTCAATCTCGGAATCGCGCTCCCTCAGTCAATGCGCAGGTTAGAGATAGGCTGTGCGTGGGGCTCAAAGGCCGTTGATGTTCTCGCGGCGCGGTCCATGTTTGACGGATTCGTTGACGCAAGGGGATACCAGTCTCAGGAACTGGCGAACATCGTGACAGACAATGACCTGATCACGGAATATGCAAAGGCAACACGCGACGAGCTGAAATTCGGGTGCACTTATGCGACGCTTTCCGCAGATAAGACTATTGGCTGTAAGATTCGATTCCATTCTCCGCTCACTGCCGCCGCGCACTGGAATGGAGAGAAAGGGCGGATTGATTATGGTTTTGCTGTGATCAACAGTGCGCCGAGCAACGCCTCGATCGCATGGGAGCCGACACTCGTTAACCTGTATACGGAGGATGCGGTGTGGGTCCTTGAGAAGCAGAACGGTCTCTGGAAGGCGACGGGATACACCCAGGTAATGGGTAGACCGCTTATGGTCGCGTTCAGATGGAATCCTACAAGCAGTAAGCCGTTCGGGCGGTCCCGCATCAAAGAACCCGTGAGAAGGCTTATCCAAGGATACGTGCGGACAATGGCAAACGCGACGATTGGGTTGGAGTTTGCGACAAGCCCGCAGAAGTACCTTTTGGGCGTAACAGATGACCAGTACGACGCAATCATAAATGACAAATTTAAGCAGTATGTCGGGTCCATAATCGCATCCACCACGAACCCAGATACAGGCGAAAAACCCACATTCGGACAGCTCGCACAAGGCACGATCCAACCGCACGTCGACATGATGCGCTTGCTTGCGACGCAATTCTCAGCAGCAACTGGCTTGTCTGTAACTGATACGGGCGTGGTCAATGATGCGAACCCGACAAGCTCTGAAGCAATCATCGCACAGACGCAGACGCTCATCGGAATGGCGGAACAGCTTAACCAGTCAAATGGTGATTCGCTCCGTATCGTTGCTGTCATGGCACTGGCGATCACGAACGGCACCACGATGGAAGAGCTCGGAGAAGACAGGCAGAATATCATTGCCCATTTTAAAAATCCTGCCATGCCGTCGGTGGCGTCCACGACTGACGCAGCGCTCAAGATTGCATCAGCAAGGCAGGCGTTTGCTCAGACCGACACGTTCCTTGAGATGATTGGATTCAGTCAGGCAGACATCCGCAGAATCAAGGCGGAAGAGCAGAGGTCTCGCGGTCTTGCGGTATTGGAGGAAGTAAATGCAGATACCGAGTAAGGCGTGGGACAGATACATCGCAAATCTGCGGAAGATGAGTGATAAAGCGTCACGGATTATGCTTGAGCGCATTGCAGGCGTTGACCTTTCGGCACTGTCTGCGGAAGAACGCGCGGACATTATTGATTATGCCTATGCCCTTGCCACAAGGTACGGGGAAGGCACGGGAGCGCTTGCCAGTGAGATGTACGATGCACTCGCGGAGCTGTCGGGCGCGTCTGTTCCGAGCGCTGTTCCCGCTCCTACCGCAACCTACGCAGAAGTCGCAAAAGCCGTCAACGGTACGATCAAGACTGGCAATGCTGAAATCGTATCGTCTGCCACTGGACGATTGGTCAAGATGGTGGGTGTTGACACCATGATGCAGAACGCACTCAGAGACGGCGCAGAATGGGCGTGGATACCACGCGGAGACACATGCGCATTCTGCATTACTCTTGCGTCCAGAGGGTGGCAGAGGGCATCTAAGCAGGCTATAAAGAATGGTCACGCCGAACACATCCATGCGAATTGCGACTGCACATATGCGGTCAGATTCAGCCATGACGCGGACGTTGAAGGCTATAACCCGTCGGCATATTACAAGATGTATCAGAACGCTGACGGCGGTTCGCCCAAAGCCAAAATCAATGCGATGCGCCGTGAGTTCTATGCGGAGAACGCCGACGCGATAAACGCCCAAAAACGCTCCGCATATGCAAAGATGCGGGCAAGGGAATCCTCATCCGCAGAAGAATTGAATATTGGTAACTAAGGCACGTTTAACAGCGTGCTTTTTATTTTGTCCGGAAGGACGTAAATCATTCAGCCGTTGAGAAGCAACCTCGTAAAAAGCGTAACGGAGAAGGAGGCTTATGAAACGCACAGACATTACGGGACTGTTCCCGGATGCGACCACAGAGCAGATTAATGCACTGATGGACATTAACGGAGCGGACATCAATTCCGCCAAAGCAGGACTTGCAGACCTGCAGACACAGCTTGCCACTGCAAACGCTACGATCGAGCAACTGCAGGCCAGCACGAAAGACATGGAAGCACTCACGACAAAGGCTTCCGACCTCGAAACAGAACTGAACGCCCTAAAGGCATCAAATGCAATTCGAGACATGCGCGACAAGGTCTCCAAAGCAACAGGCGTTCCCGCATCG